GTGGCGTTTACCGCCTCATGTGTCGGCTTACTTGTTCTGGCACATTGCGTTGTAATTCGGGTTATTAGCTTTCGGGGCTTGTCTCCGGGGCTACTCTCGCGGGTTTCTGTAGTCCGCTACGTGTGAGTCCCCGATAACACGTACCATTTAAGGGGTGTTGGGTTCGAACCCCAACAGGCTTCATATTCATTTATCAAGCCACCAAATCATTTAACTATTTTACATTTTCAATTTAGTAACTTTCCCATGTGAGTTTCATTGTGGGGGCAGTGGCAGTCTGTTCTAAAACTCTGCCCGTTTGGCTAATACGTTAATTAGCCACCCTTTATACAATTTTCTCAATGGCTTCTGCGTTAAATAATCGACGCAGCGGGCCCTCTCCTATGGAGACAAACATGGACCTGCAACATGATACTGGTAACGATGCAGGGGGGCCAGAGTCCGGACGGTGTGTTTTGCCGGATGATGTGTTAGATTTGTTTGGGCGTTTGTGTGGGGGGTTAGGTGAGCCAGTTTCATGCGAAAATTCACCCTGTGGTTCCGCTTTGCCCTGGAATGAAAAGCGATCTTTGCGTTCTCGGCAACTCTTTGAACGAGTTGCTTATTCAACACTTGCCGATGCTGACATACTTCTTGTCAACCCCTTATATGAAACATCTCCAAGTATTTACTGGAGAGGTTTGTGTGAGGCCATGGTTGCAAGATATGTCGACTCTAACCGTATAAGGTTGGATTCAATAGGTTATATTGGCAATTCTATTTTTCCGCAATATAATCGCGGTAGTAAAAGCAAAAATAAATATGCCTTTACTAATTCTGTGTTAGACTCATGCCAGTTTAAATCATACTGGGATGGCTTGGCGCACGCGATTGCATTGCGTAAAGGTAAAGAGAAAGTCCGTGACACAGTTGATAGTTACTGCGACTTTGGTGGGTATTTTGCAAATAACGCGTCTGTTAATTTCCTGGCGCGTTCTTTGTTTATTACCACTTCGCAAGTCCCAATGTGTTACGCTAATACTCTTGACTTGCGTGTGCTTGAGGACTCCGCATTTGTCATGAAAGAGACTGGTTCCGACTGGTTTAACGATTTTGATCCATTTGATATCGTTTATGACATTGCCGAGCCGCATGGTTTACTTGATAAAACCGTGTTTTCTTCACGGAACGCTGACAATATTGTAGATTCAATACGTGAAATCGTTGATAATAGTTTACTTAGCGGCGATTCGCGTAATGATATACTGCAGTGTGTTACAATGCTCTCATCTGTATTTCGTGATACGATGGGGGATTCTTGTGACCGCATAGAGAACACATTTAAAGATAATTTTTCTAAGATTAGCAATAAAATGGTTCTCTATTTTATTGCTTTTTGTGTAATCATTGTCTCTGTATGGAAGAAGAGCGTTGCCGGTATAACACTTAGCATGGCTATCCTCCTCATATTTGATGAGAATGATTATAAGAAAGGTTTACTCTCTGCACTTAGCAAGTTGTATAACCAATTCTCTTCGAAAGATGGGGACATTGCATCTCTTGATTTCGATCGAGCTGTTTTTGTGAATAGTCGTGATGTTCCGCCTAATGTTTTCGATCATAATATAGTTGACGACCAAGTTGACGGGGTTGCGGAGCCTCATTTTGGCTTTTCTGACGTTGGTTCCCTATTAAATGGGTTGCTCGTAGTCGGGTTGTTCCAGGATATAGGCAAATGCGACTTTGAGAAGATAACGCGTCGTTTGGGTAATATACCGCGAGCGTTTTCGGGAGTCGACTCTGTCATTAATTTTGTCCTTACCCATATACAGAAGCTCTGTAATATTTTTACAGATTACTATGGTAAGGATAGGGTTATTCTCTTGAAAACAGGTATTGAAGCTTGCGATAATTACATTAAGTCCACCCAATCCTTTTTCAAGAAGGGTTACTTTTGTGAGAAGCAAGTTAGCCCTGCTGACGTCGAATTTGTTCTCCGGAAACGGATTGAGGGTATGGAATTGATGGGCAAATATGCCCATACTGATGCTAATTTGCGTTCTATACTCATGTTACAAATTTCCGATTTGAACAAATTGTTGTCTCGTATTGAAAATCAATCTCTTGACGGTTGCGGTATCCGGGTAAGGCCAGTTGCGTTGATGCTTCATGGTGCTCCTCAAGTCGGTAAGTCATATAATGTTTACCCACTTGCTTGTACGACTCTCGGTTTGCATGATCCAAGCAAAGCTGATTTGATAAAGGCTAATAAGCATCTGATAATCGGTGCCAGGCAATCTGAGATAAAGCACTGGGAAGGCGTTGTTGGCTTCCCTGTCACCGTCTATGACGACCTTGGTCAGTTGCGTGACTCGCAGTCTAATCCCAATCGGGATTATCTTGAAATTATTCGCAATGTTAATTGTTTCCCTAGTCCATGTGAAATGGCTGGAATGGTTAACAAAGGGAACAATTTCTTTCACTCGAAATTAGTAATTGCGACTAGTAATACTTGCTCGCATAATATCGAGTCAATTGTTTCTAGTGAAGCTTTTCTTGCCCGCTGGGACTTTCATGTTCATGTTGTTCCGGCGCGCGATTTTTGTACTGACGAAACTGCTAATTCCACTGATATTTCTAAGCGTCGTCTTGACCCAAAGAAGATTATTCCTGGCGTCAATGACCTTGATGTCCAAGAGTTTTGGTGGAATGACAACATGCCTGGGTATTGCTTTAATGCTAACCCATCACTCGCGCATCCTCATACTTTTGATGAGCTTGCCTGTGCACTTGCTGAGCGAATGAAGGATCGTGAATATCAATACCACAAACAATGTGAGTATATTGATAGGCGCGTTGAACACAGCCTTAGTGAGTCTGACTCGCGTGAAAACGTGATTCGATCTATTATTAACCTAGTTGATAGTACTGATTCTCACGTCTTCCAAACTGACCAAGAGTATGTTGATGCTGCAAACTTCATATATGACTCTACAGTCATACAGAAGAAGAGCGAATGTAGGGATTCTGATTGTATTGATGATATCCCTACTAGGTGGGAGAAAGTCAAATATAGGTTGATGTGTTCCATATCTTCTACGGTGGACAAAATCAAGCAACACCCTGTTGCCATTTGTGGCACTATTGCAGGTGTTTTACTTGCAGGACTGGGAGCATACGGTCTATATAAGAATTTATTTGAGGATAAGGCTTCTCAATCCGATATTGCGACACCTCACTTCGGTAGCGATTGCGCTAGTGATCGCGCCCGTGCTGTGATGTCAAATAATTACTTTAAATTGTTTGCCGATGGAGTTGGTGTTGTTGGCTCCGTTCTAGGTGTTTCTCGTAACGTTATCTTAATGCCACACCATTACACTGGTTGTGGGAAGAACCTCTATTTCTTTGTTAGAGGCCAACGTGTTTCTATCGATTTAAATAAGGCCTGGATTCCAAAGAGTATGGTTGAGTCTGACCTTTGCCTTGTTGCGGTCGACCCTAAAGTTCAGTTTCGCGATTGTATTAAGCATATGGATGGTTCTCGTTCATTTCGTGTTGGTATGAAACGTCGTGTCCTTTTATGTGGTGCTGATGTTGGGGACTCTTATAATGAATCTCCACTTACGGTAACTGCAGTTGGGCCTGTGCGTTCCACTACTAGTTCAGCTAGTATTATTAAAAACCAACGGTTCCGTTCTGGAAATGAGTCATGGACCATATTCAATTGTTGGCGTTACTCGTTTCCGAGCAAACCGGGCATGTGTGGTGACTTACTTTTTGATTTCAATACCGGTCACTTGATTGGTATGCATACTGGTGGTTCGTCTGGTGGTGTTGGTTTTGGTATTTCTTCTGCTCTTTATTATGAGCATTTTTCAGATATTAAAGTAGCAACTGCTCACATGGGTAATAAATTATCGATAGTTAGACCGAGTCCAATTGTCCCTGTTAGTTCACTCCGGAAAACTCCCCTCTACTCATTATTTGGGCCTAGCAAGTTTAAGCCTGCTAGATTGCAGCCCTTTGAACGAGATGGAGTCCAGTATGATCCTTATGCTATGGCACTTTCCAAATACCAAAGGCCCTTGATCCCTATTGATTTAACTTATTTTGAGCTTGCGTCTCATAATGTGTTACAATCTTTTATTGGGTCTGTGTCTAATTTCTCTCAGCCACGACTCCTTTCCTTTGAGGAGGCGGTTGCTGGTATCCCTGGTAATGACTTTGTTCGTGCTATCCCCCGAAACACTAGTAGTGGTTACCCATGGTGTCTTGATTACAAGGATGGGAAAAAGAGTATGTTTGGTTCTGACGGAGATTTTGTTTTTGATACTGATGGGGCTCGTGCTGTTCGCGAGTCAGTTGATAATATGTTACAGGTCTGCCGGAATGGTGCAGTTCCCGATTATCTGTTTATGGATGTCTTGAAGGATGAAGTGCTCCCGAATGAGAGTGTTGATAAGGGTAAAGCGCGTTTAGTTTCCGCTTCCCCTATTGATGCTACAATAGTCGGTAGGATACTTTTTGGCATGTTTAATGCCGACTGGATGTCTGGGAGGATTATTAACTGTAGTGCTGTTGGCATTAACGTATATTCCGAGTGGGATTTACTGTATCGTGAGTTGACCTCAGTTGGCAAACATAACTGTATTGCTGGGGATTATAGTCGATATGACGGTAGTCATCGGGT